CTGTTTCTTTTTACCCCGAAAACGCCTCAATAAGCCACTATCGGCTTGAATCGGATGAGAACCAGTCATGACGGCTCAAACAGGCTCAGAAGGGCTGCAAACGGCTGAGGTAGGGGTAACAGAACCTCGTTACGGCTCCCAAGTGCCTAGAATCAGGTCAAAGCCTAGTGATCTGCCTACTCGAGGCGATGAAATGATTCAGTTCTGCGAAGATATCGGATTCCCTTTGCTTCCCTGGCAACAACAACTAGCTCGAGACTGCCTTCGCTACAAGCCAGATAACAGGTGGTTGCATCCACTCATAGGAATCATGCTTCCACGCCAGCAGGGTAAGTCGACCTTCATGGCGCTGCGCATCTTGTTCGGCATCTATGTGCTGGGCGAGAAGATGCACCTGGCTACAGCTCATAAGTTAACCACCTCTTCAGAAATCTTCTTTAAGGTCTCAGAGATAATCGAGAACAGCCAATTACTCCTGGATAACTTTGCCAAGAAGTACGAATCTAAGGGATCGCAGGAGATTCGGTTTAAGAATAAGGCTCGCTACCTAATCAGAGCAGGTAACTCAGCTGCTCGAGGTATTGCCGCACCCGATGTAATCCACATTGACGAATTGCGTGAATTTGATACCGAGGATGTCTGGTCATCGATGCGATTTACCCAGATGTCAAACCCGAACCCCCAGGCCTATGTTTATTCGAACGCAGGCCATGCCAATTCGGTTCTACTGCATAAATTTAGAGAGCGAGGAATTGCAGCTAGTGAAGGAGCCGATGACTCTATTGGCTGGTTCGAATGGTCTGCCGAGCCGGGCGCGGCGATAGATGATAAAGAAGCCTGGTACCAAAGTAATCCCAGTTTAGGGCACACGGTTCACGAAGATAATATCAAGGACAGCCTTTCGGATCGTGAGGATATTTTCCGCACCGAGATATTGTGTCAATTTGTAAGCATGATTAATCCCGTGATATCAGAAGCCGAATGGAAAAAGTGTAAGGTCGATTACCTGCCTCAGCTGAACACAGAACACGATACCTGGATGGCAATAGACCTTAGCCCGGATAGAAAGCATGGCTCATTAGTCGCAGGCCAAAGAATTGACGGCGATAGGTTTATGGTCAGCCTTCTGCATACTTGGTTCAACCCAGTTAACCTCGATGATAAAGAGATGGCTAACGATATTGCTTACTGGGTGCGCAAGTTCCCGGTTAATGCCGTGGCCTATAGCAAGTCGACAGCCTCAGCGGTTGCAGCTCGATTATCACCAGCCGGAATTCCAGTCTATGAAATCAATAGCCAGGAGTATCAGCAATCCTGCGATGAATTCGTTTCGGCAGTCTCTTCAATGCGCCTTGTCCATTCGGATCAAGAGGAACTAACTAAGCAAGTCCTCAGCGCCGTAAAATTAACTCGAGGCGATGGCGGTTGGGTTATGGGGCGCAAAGCTTCTGGAATTGTTTGCGGAGCAGTTGCCTCGGCGATGGTTACTCACTTTGCGACACGCGCTGAATCTGAAGTAGACATTCAGGTAGGATAATGTCTAGACAGTAGCGTATAATATGTCCAATGGGAATCCGGGACATCTTTACATCATCAAAGCCAGCAGTCGAGGTTACAGTCGACGCCGCTTCTACCCCTGCGCCGTTTAATAACACGGCTTCATTTAATCCTTTCGTATTTACTCAATCAGTTGCCAGCCGTCAACAGGCTATGGCAGTTCCAACTATCGCAAGAGCGCGTAACATCATCTGTTCGACTCTTGCAGCTCTTCCACTCGAGCAATACTCAAAGGTCGATGGATCACACATGGGAACACCGGCTGTTATCAATCAGCCAGACCCACGCGTTCCCGGTTCAGCAATCTACGCATGGCTTGCAGAGGACTTACTATTTCATGGCGTTGCTTATGGACAAGTAATGGAGCAGTACGGAGATACAGGCCGTGTTCGCGCCTGGACTCGCGTAGCCCCGGATCGTGTAACTACTAAACTTAATCATCTTCAAACAGAAATTGTTGGCTATCAAGTAGACGGCTCAGTAGTTCCTACTCAAGGAGTGGGCTCTCTCGTAGTGTTCTACGGACTTGACGAAGGCGTGCTTAATCGTGCAGGGCGTACTATCCGTGCAGCTCATGCCCTCGAGCAAGCAGCCGAAACTTTCGCTAAAGAGCCAGTACCACTTCAAGTTTTAAAATCTAATGGCACTAATCTTCCAGCAGAGCGAATCTCTAAACTTCTCGAGTCATGGAGAACTGCTCGCCTTACAAAGTCAACTGCGTTCCTTAATGCAGATGTTGAATTGCAGGCGTTGGGCATCGATCCAGCCAAACTACAGCTGAATGAAGCTCGTCAATATGTCGCTCTGGAATTGGCTCGCGCCTGCAACCTTCCTGCATACTTCGTAAGCGCAGAAACCACCAGCATGACATACAGCAACTCAGTATCAGAACGCCGTTCACTTATCGACTTTTCAATGAAGCCAATTCTTGCAGCAATTGAACAGCGCCTATCTATGCCGGATTTCTGCCCGTCAACTGGTGAGATTCGATTTAGCCTAGATGAATTCCTGCGCTCAGATGCTCTACAGCGTGCTCAGGTATACGAGATTCTTAATCGCATTGGCGCCATGAGTGTCGAACAGATTAGAGAAGAAGAAGATCTAATTGATAACAAGGAGAACCGATGAAGATAACTATGCCATACGCTATTACAGCGGCAGATACAGAGTCTCGCATCATCGCAGGCCGCATCGTTTCATGGAACGCTGAAGGCAGCACCTCAGCAGGCCGCACTATGTTCAAAGAAGATTCCATCACAATGGCTAAGAACATCAAGCTAGTTCTTCAGCACGATGTAACCCGCCCTCTAGGGAAAATGGTTTCATTTGAAGCAGATGCAACAGGCATCACAGCAGAATTTAAGATCGCAAAGACAACAGCCGGTAACGATGCACTTGAAGAAGCTGCAACTGGCCTTCGCTCAGATTTTAGCGTTGGCGTAGATGTTGCAGAGTGGGATAACGAGGATGGCGTAATGGCTATCAGCGCATCTAACCTCATCGAGGTCAGCTTGGTCACAGACGGCGCTATACCCGGAGCTGAGGTTGCCAAGGTCGCAGCTGAAGACACAGAAATTTCTGAGACACCTCAGGAAGAAACACAATCAACTACAGAAGGAGAACAAGTGTCAGACACTACCGTTCCAGAAGTTGCTCCTGCCGCAGAAACGGTAGAGGCTGCAAAGGTTGAAGTTAAAGCTGCAACAGCACCTTACATTTCAACAACTGTTCGTAACCCAATCGTTGATAAGGCTTCTTATCTCGAGCACTCAGTCCGCGCTTCACTAGGCAACGACACTTCAAAGATGTATGTTGCAGCAGCAGCAGACGTCACAGACAACGCTGGTCTCGTACCAACACGTCAACTCACAGAAGTTATCAACGGCATCTCAAACGCAGACCGCCCATTGATCGACTCGATCTCAACAGGTGCACTACCAGATGCTGGTATGACTTTCGAGATTCCAAAGATTACAGTTGCTCCAACAGTTGCAATCGCAGCTGAAGCAGGAACACCATCAGAGACAGACATGAACTCAGCGTTCGTATCTGTTGACGTCAAGAAGTACATCGGGCAGCAGACATTCAGCCTTGAACTTCTAGATCGTTCTTCACCAGCGTTCTTTGCAGAACTCGTACGCCAGATGGAATACGCATACGCAAAGGCTACAGATGGAGCAGTCGGTACAGCTCTTATCGCAGGCGGAACAGACGGCGGAAACCGTACTCTTACTACAGGTGCTCTTGCAGCTGACTTCGTATCAGATGCAGCAGTATCTATCTACACAAACACTCTTGGATTTGCGACAAACATCGCAGTATCTCCAGATCAATGGGGCGTGCTTATGGGCTTGGTCGATTCTTCAAATCGCCCAATCTTCCAACAGACAATCAACCCACAGAACGCAGGCGGAACACTTACAGCAACAGCAGTTCGTGGAAACCTTCTCGGTCTCAACCTTCGCGTAGCTCGTAACCTTTCTGGTACAGGCGATAACTCAATGATTATCATCAACCCAGATGCTTACACATGGTACGAGTCACCACGCCTATCACTCCAGACAAACCTAATCTCAACAGGTCAGGTCCAGGTGGGTTACTACGGTTACGGCGCAATTGCGACAAAGATCGGTGCAGGCGCATACCGTTACATGGTTGCGTAGTCAATAACTAATCATGGGGGGGCTGCTGCTCCCGGTGGCTCCCCCAGTCGTTTAATAGAGAGGATGTAGAAATGGCTTCAATCGTCACAGTAGCGGAACTAAGGTCTATCCTTGGCGTTTCTACATCCCTTTATAACGATGCTTATTTAACAGATGTCATTGACACAGCTGAGGCAGTCATCTTGCCTATGCTTGTCACTTACGCTTCACCAATATCCCGTGTTGAACTCCAGGATAATATTGCCTACTACACAGTCCTAGGCGAAAACAATTTTTCAGAAGGTCAGAGCGTAGTCATCACAGGCTGCGGAACCCCATTCAACGGAACCTTTACAATCTTAGAATCTAGCAATTACGACATCGATACTTATGTCATGAACTCTAATTCTCGAGTATTCGTAGACGGCGTTTATCGTGATTTCAACGGATTTTTTACAGTCTCAATTACTAACGCAGACATCGATGGCCGCAATGTTATCCCTTCAGGCAAAGCTACCCTTTCAGGCGCAGCCACTTATGTCGGAGTCAGCGCAGTCGAGTCAGCAGTCCTAGCGGTATCAGTAGAAGTATTCCAATCTCGTATCGCTCCTGGTGGACAGATCGAGGGAATCGACTTTACTAATGTCAGCCCTTACCGCCTAGGGCGCAGTCTCTTTAACCGCGTATCAGGACTCTTAGGGGCATACATCGACACCGATTCAATGGTGCAGTAATGCCTGCTTCAACAATCCTTGACACAGTACGCCAGCCGCTAGCAACAGCCTTCGCAAGCGTTGCAGGCAATGTCTACGCCTATGTCCCAGAAGCGCCTATGGTGCCATTCGTGGTTACAGTCCCAGATTCTCCTTATCTGGAATTAGAGACGATTAACAAGTCAACGCTTCACATTAAAATTAACCTTGTAATCTCAGTCGCAGTTGCATATAACAGCAACCCGGCTTCGCTTGATAACCTCGAGCAGCTCGTAATAAGTGTTCTGAAGGTGATCCCAGCAGGGTACACAGTCGGAGCGGTTGAAAAACCAACAGTAACTCAAGTTGGCCCTTCCAATGTATTGGTGGCCGATATCAGAGTTTCTACCTACTATACACAAACAAACTAAAGGAAAATAATATGGCAACTGTAGTAATCACAGGTCGCGATATTTCTCTATCTTTCACAGGTGGAACAGATATCGAGGCACAAGCAACTAGCGCAGTCCTAACAAAGACTAACCTTCGTGAGACATACCAGACTCTTGATGGCGAGGCTTACAAGACCACTAACATTGAAGGCACATTTGCACTTTCAATGCTAGCCGACTGGGGCAAGGCTAACTCAGTCTGCGAAGCTCTATGGACAGCAGCTGAAACAGCACCAGATACAGACATCAGCGTTACACTTACAGCAGCTACAGGCGCTCAATTTGTCTTCCCAATTATGCCTGAATTCCCAACAGCAGGCGGAGCCGGAACAGATGCACAGACTGTAGACTTTACATTCAAGGTATCTAAGGGTGCAGTCGTAGAGACTTTCTCCTAGAGAATAGAAACGGGAGCAAACAATGCAGCAACTAATAACAATTAAATATACAGACGGAACCGAAACCAATTACATGGTTCGCCCGCCAGATTACGCCCGCTGGGAAATGGCAACTAAGAAGGTCATTTCTCAGTTCGGGGGTATGTGGGACATTCTTTATGTTGCACACAGCGCCATGAAGCGCGAGGCAGGCGGTAAGCCGACCAAGACATTAGATCAATGGATGGAATCTGTTGACGATGTTGAAGTAGGTGAAGGAGACCCAAAAGTCATCCAAGAGGAAGCGTAAGCCGACTCTTAGTTGAACTGGCACTAGCTACACAGATTCCTATGGATCATTGGCAAAGTGCCGAGGATATTCTTACAGCTATTGAAGTACTAGAGGAGCGTAATCGTGGCAGATGAATTAATTGCCTTCGATAAGACGGAACTTCGCATGGTATTTAAGGCTCTAAAGAATATGGGTGAAGAAGCTAACGAAGAGGCCAAGCGCCAATCAGGCGCTCTGGCTGAATTCGCTCGAGATGAAGTTATCCAGAAGGCTAACTCTCTTGCAAGCAATAAGGTAGCAGGCCGAATCGCTCAGGGTTCCCGGGTTAAGAAATCAAGCCGTATCGGTGAGATTACTTATGGATTTGCTTCTCAGAAATTCTCAGGTGGCGCGACCACTAAGACAATCTGGGGCGGTTCAGAATTCGGATCCAACAAGTTTAAGCAGTTCCCTGTGTGGTCAGGCCGTGAAGGTCGAGGCTCTAAGGGCTGGTTTATCTATCCAACGCTCCGCAAGATTCAACCGCAGATCGTGGCAAGATGGACTGAATCATTCGACAAGATTCTTAAGGAGTGGACATAATGGCAACAGGTACAAGAGCATTAACGCTCAAGCTGCTTGCCGATGTCGATAACTTTACAAAGAACCTTGACAAGGCAGATAAAGATGTCGCTACCTTTGGCGATAAGGTCGCTAAGTTTGGCAAGATAGCAGGAGCAGCTTTCGCAGCTGCGGGCGCAGCAGCCGTAGCCTATGCAGGCAAGTTAGCCATTGATGGCGTTAAGTCAGCCATCGAGGATGAAGCAGCCCAGGCAAAGTTAGCCAATACTCTTCGCAATGTAACTAAGGCAACCGATGCTCAGGTAGCAGCTACAGAGGATTACATCCTTAAGACTTCCTTGGCTACTGGTGTCGCAGATGATGAACTTCGCCCATCCTTAGATCGCTTGACCCGAGCCACCAAAGATTTAGACAAGGCTCAGCAATTACAGACCCTTGCATTAGATATTGCGGCTGGTAGTGGCAAGTCTCTCCAGGCAGTCACAGAAAGCCTCTCAAAGGCGCAGGAAGGCAACATAGCAGGCCTTAGCCGTTTAGGCGTAGGACTTGATAAGGCTGAGTTAAAGACTCTTACATTTGACCAGATAACAGCAAAACTAGCCGGTACTTTCGAGAATCAAGCTTCTAAGCAAGCAGACACATTTCAAGGAAAGTTAGCACGCCTTACAGTAGCCTTCGATGAAGGTAAGGAGACAGTTGGCGCTTACATTCTCGATGCCATTACTCCTATGGTCGAGGCTTTAGTTAAGAATGTTATCCCTGCTATTCAGGACTTTACTTCTAACCTAGGCGATAAACTTGCTCCAGTTATGAAGGTTATCCAGCCAATTATTAACGGCCTACGATCAGCCTTTAACTCAGTCCGAGATTCTCTTGCTTCTAACAATGACGAGCTTCGCCCATTCTTTAACCTTCTCAAAAGTATTACAGATTTTGTGGTTACTTATATGGCTCCTGCCATTGGGGAAACTCTTGGATTAGCATTTAAGGCTCTGGGTAAAATCATCTCAACTATTATCGACCAATTTGCTAACTTCGTAGATCAGATTACTAAGATTTATAACACTATCAAAGGCATTATCGATGCTATTAAGGGAGCAGGTTCGGCTGTAGGAAACTTTTTCTCTGGGGCTTCTTATAGCGGCGCAACCACTCCAGCGGCTCCTATGGCTCCTAGCGCACCTTTACAGACTCCTTCGCTTCCACGCTATATCGCAGCAAGTGCCGGAACTACCAATATCACAGTCAACGGCGCAATCGATAGTGAGTCAACCGCTCGCCAGATCGTAGGACTTCTCAACGATTCCTCAGCTCGAGGAACCCTCGGTGGCTCTGGACTCGTATTCGTATGACCGCTTATACACCTTCCTATAAAGTCCTAGTTGACGGGATCGAAGTTACAGATGTAACTATTGCCAACCTTACGGTTACTTCAGGCAGAACCGATATCAATGTCCAGCCATTAGCAGGCTATTGTCAGTTGCAATTAATGAACCTTGATAACTCCAGTTATAACTTTACTGTTGGAACTGGGCTCGCGGTAGAAGTAACTAATTCATCCGGGACTTATATCCCTATCTTTGGCGGATACATCTCAGACTTTACTATTGCCGTTAATCGCGCCGGTGACCTTGGCTATACCACCGTAGCAACCATTACAGCTCTTGGGGCTTTATCCAAGTTACCTAAGATTATTGATAACGGAATCTTGTCCCAAGACTTCGATGGTGACCAGATTTACACACTTCTTTCAGGTTATCTTCTAGGCCAATGGAATGAAGTTCCAGCAGCTCAGACTTGGGCTACCTATAACCCTACAGAGACCTGGGCTAATGCCGTTAACATCGGATTAGGCGACATTGACCAACCGGGCGATTATGAACTTATTGCACGATCATCTAGCCCTACAGACCTTTATACACTTTGCACAGATATTGCTAACTCAGCCTTTGGCGTTCTCTATGAAGATTCTAATGGCAACATAGGCTATGCAGACCAAACTCATCGACAGGATTACCTAGCGGCTAACGGCTACACCACCCTAGATGCTAACCACGCCAACGGCCTAGGATTAGCTGCGACCACTCGCGCTGGAGACCTAAGAAACTATTTCAACATCATTTACGATAACAATGGCAACCAGTCATACACGGCTCAAGATTTAGCGAGCCAGTCACTTTATGGCACTTATGCAGAATCTTATACTTCTCGCATCAAGAGCACCTCAGATGCTGAAGCCTTGGCAGATCGTTACATCGAGCTGAGAGCTAATCCTTACCCTAAGTTCCAGAGCATTACTTTCACTCTTGGAAACCCTGAAATTGACGATGCCGATAGAGATGCTCTTATCAACATATTCTTAGGCCAGCCAGTCTGGATTCAGAATCTACCGCCTAACATCGCCAACGGTGAATTCCAGGGTTACATCGAGGGTTGGACATTTAGAGCAAGCCTCAATAACCTGAGCCTGACTTTCAACGCTTCTCCAATAAACTTCTCCCAAGTTGCGGTAAAATGGGAACAGGTAAATGCAGCGGAGACATGGAACACACTTAACACAAGCCTAACCTGGCTAGATGCGATAGGAGTAGTAGCGTAATGGCAACAACAACCACGAACTTTGGGTGGGATATCCCTCAGTCGACAGACCTTGTAAAGGATGGCGCTACCGCTATTGCTGCACTTGGCCAAGATATCGACACAGCCTTCGTTGACCTTAAAGGCGGCACAACCGGCCAAGTATTAGCCAAGGCATCAGGTTCAGACCTTGACTTCTCATGGGTCGCTCAAGATGACTCAAACGCTATTCAGAACGCTATTGTCGATGCTAAGGGTGATCTCATCGCTGCAACAGCAGCCGATACTCCAGCGCGTTTAGCGGTTGGAACTAACGGTCAAATTCTTACAGCTGATTCAACTGCAGCAACTGGCCTTGCTTGGGCTACCCCGGCAACATCAACATCAGGATTCACATTTATTTCTAGATCAACATTCTCAAATGTGGCTACAGTAGACCTTGACAACATTTTTACTAGCACTTACGAAACCTATCAAATTGTCTTAGAGACCGTATACGGCACAAATGTGTCAGACGATTTAGCAATTCAGTTGCGTTATGCCGGGCCAACTACAGAAACAGCCGGTTACTATGGCAAAACTGCTTCCCTAGATATCAGCTATGGAGTAACAAATAATGCCAATGCTTCATCGATTGTGGCTATTAACGATATTAGAAACTCAGCATCTCAAGCTTCAAGCGGTTCTTTCTTTATTAACTATGTCGGCAATGCAAGCGAGAATCCTATCGGATATCTAGTTGGATTCTCAGGCGGTCAACTATCCGTAAATACAGCAGGCTTCTATCAAGTTACAGCCCGTACTTACACCGGCCTTAGATTCGTAGGTGTAGGCGGAAATATCACAGGAAACATCTCAGTCTATGGATTGGCGAAGGCATAATGACAAACGATAATATCTACATACTCAATGCTGAAACAGGCGAAGAAATTACTCGAGCCATGACAGATGAAGAGCAAGCCGAACGCGATGCCGAGGTAGCAGCAAACGCCGCTGCAAAGGCAGAGAGAAAAGCCGAAGCGGCAGCGAAGCTTGCAGCCAAGGAAACAGTCTTGGAGAAGCTAGGACTCACCGCAGAAGAAGCTGCTGCACTATTGGCATGACCCCAAAGTTATGCAAAGCCGGTCAGCAGTTAAGGCTTCAGATTGATGATTCTTACAGTTCAAGGGATAAGTCCAGCGACGGGTGGCTTGGCGATTACCGTCATTCAACGCGTGCTTCTGACCACAATCCTGATAAACAGGGTATCGTCAGAGCCATTGATATTGACCGGGATTTATCTGGTAAAGCAAAGCCAGACCTCATGCCTGACCTTGCAGATCAGATTCGACTCTGCGCAAAGTCTGACAAGAGAATTAGTTACATCATATTCAACGGCAAAATTGCTTCCCCTCGCATGGGGTGGCGTTGGCGCAAGTATTCTGGAATCAATCCGCATACTAAGCATTGCCATGTCTCTTTCACTAAGAAGGGCGATGCAGATGGCTCGTTCTTTAATATCCCAATGATAGGCGGAACTGTATGAATATGAAAAACCCAGCAATCCTCACAGCAGGAGCGTTCCTAGCTGCATGGGGAGCATCTAACTTTGCACTCGATTATCGCTCAGTTCTCTGGGCGGTATTAGCAGGCGTGTTCGGATACGCAACGCCTAAGAAGTAATGAGCGCGGTAGATATCTCGGCTGTTGCCGTTGGAATAGTTACTGTCCTTGGCGGCACAGCTGCGTTTCTACAGTTTCTAGTTAAGCATTACTTAAATGAACTTAAGCCCAACGGTGGCTCCAGTATTAAGGATCAGGTTAATCGACTAGAAGCGCGTGTCGATACAATCATCGAGCTGTTAGGTAAGTAACACTTTATCTATGGCAAGGAAGCGACCAGTCATAGACTTAGATACTTATAGTAAACTCGATGCTTATTGCATTGCTATGAATGAGTATTACAAGTCATTACGCAGAGCAGGATTCACAGAGACTCATGCCTTCTGGCTGCTCTCAGATCGTGAAACCTTCCCGGACTGGATAATTCCCGACCTACCCAACCGGATAGACAATATCCCATACGAGGATGATGACGAGGACTAATGACAGTCAAAAGAATTGCTTGGATTTCAGATATTCAAGCCCCGTTCTTTCATGAAGCAGCAGTCAAGAATTTAGGCAAGTTTCTTAGGGTCTACAAGCCTCACCAAACTATTTGTATCGGTGATGAGATTGACCTTCCTCAGCTTGGCGGCTTCGCCCAGCCATGGCAAGAGGTAGAAGGCAACATCGATGAGGATCGTAGACTTACTTTAGAAATTCTCGAATATCTAGGTGTCACCGATGTAGTCGGTTCTAATCACGGCGCTCGAGTTTATAAATCTCTATCTCGCAGACTCCCAGCATTTATGAACCTTCCAGAGCTGCGCTATGACAAATTTATGGGCTATGACAAGGCCGGGATTAAGTACCATCCCAATGGCTTTGATTTCGCTCCAGGCTGGCACACTTGCCATGGAGATGCGTTTCCACTATCAAACAAGCCCGGGCAAACGGCCTTAAATGGCGCTATGCGGATGGGTAAATCCATTGTGTCGGGTCACACACACAGACTTGGGCTATCCGCCCATTCTGAGGCCTCTGGGGGGCGCTACGGGCGCATTGTATGGGGAGTCGAAGTAGGAAACCTAGTAGACCTTTCAAGCCCTGGAATGGGCTATACACGCGGTTATGCCAACTGGCAGATGGGATTCGTAGTAGGCACATTGCATGGCAAGCGATTCACGCCTGAACTTATCCCAATTGACCCTAGAGATGGTTCATTCATTTATCAAGGCAAGCGTTATGGATGATTTATATGTCGACATTAAACGCACTATTGACGATCAGGTAGATGAAACAGAATTGTTACCGTTTCGTTATCTAAATCTAATCGACCAAGAGCTGCCACTAGGGTAACTTTCTCTTAGTGCCGAAGTACGGCGCGAAGGGAGCAAGATGATTACCAACCACGATCACATAGTTCTAATTTCAATGCTTATCGGGTCACTTCCAGGGTTTCTCATTGGATATGCCAAAGGCCATGAACACGGCAAGATTCAAGGCAAGATAAATGCCCGCCGTCTAATCAAGGCACAGACTCAGCACCAGGTCAATCGATGAACGCCAATGAACTCTTACAATCAGCAGGGGACACCATCAATGTCCGCAACCATACTCACGGCGATGTTAAGGACAACCTGCGCAGAACCGGGATGCTCTTATCTGCGTATCTCGAAATTCCAATACATGACTATCAAGTCGCAGTCATTATGCAGTTGGTCAAAATTAGCAGAACTCAAGAGTCCCCATACTTGCTCGACCATTGGGTCGATTTGCTTGGTTATGGAGCGATTGCCGGAGAACTCGCATTATCAGAGGAGCTTAGTTAATGTTTAATTTAGATGATTACGAGACAGTCGAGGAACGATTAGTTAAATACTGGAAGGATCACCCAGATGGTCAGATTCATACGAAGTTGCTGGATTCAACTGCTACTCGGTTTATCGTTGAAGCTAGTATCTATAGAACTGAAGCAGACTCTAGGCCTTGGACAACTGGCCTTGCTGAGGAAACAGTCCAGGGTCGCGGAGTTAATGCTACTTCTGCCCTTGAAAATTGCGAGACAAGTGCGATTGGCCGCGCACTCGCAAATGCAGGCTACGCTACTAAAGGAAAGAGAGCGTCTCGCGAGGAAATGTCTAAAGTTGCAGCAACGCACCAAGTAAAGGAAAGCATCGAGCAAGTGAAGGCCAAGATGGCTGATACATCGAGGGAATATGTCCCAGTACCGAAAGAAAGTGATCCATGGACAGTAGAAGTGACAGCGCCGGTTCAGACTATGGAGCAAGCAGTAGAGATGGTGAAGGATGTCCTTGGTGGCACTCCGATAGACGAGAGCTGTATTCATGGTGCTCGGATATGGAAAACCGGAACTTCTAAGGCCGGTAAGGCTTGGGGAATGTGGAAATGCACCGCAGCTATAACTCGAGATATGCCTGGTGGAGATGCAAAGCCTTGTGATCCAATCTGGTACGAGATTAGCAAAGATGGAACATGGAAGCCACAGG